TGCCTGAATATCACCTTGCTCTCTAATATCCTTGAGCGCTTGCGCTACCGCAGCATCTTCATAAGGGTTCATAAACTGTGAAATACTGGATGGATCAAACCTTCCTGTGGTTGCGCCTAACTGACCAATACCTGACTGGGCTGTTTGTTGACCAAACGCTCCTGCTTGCTGTAATGCCTGCTGTGCCTGAGATACTTGAGGTTGTATACCTGCTCCTGCACCCGCCAACATACCTTGCGCTCCAAGCATACCACCTAAAGCTTGCTGTCTAAAAGGCATAGCTCCTGTTAATGCACCACCTAGAGCTTGTTGAGCGTCGCCCATCGTAAAACCTGCCTGTTGCAGATAAGGCATATAGTTTCCAATACCTGACTGGGCTGCAAATAAAGCTTGCTGTTGTAAAGGAGACATACCTGCCACTTGCATGGTAGGTAGCTGTCTTACCTGTCTTTGACCTGTCTGTATATTACCTTCTTCGTCTTCAAAGGTATAATCCTCCATAACAGGATTACCTTCTGCATCGACAACCCCTAAACCTACAGGTTGATCGGCTAAACCTTTTGCGCTTTCTAAAAGACCCAGTTTATAGGCTTCAATATCTGGGGCTTCTCTTACTATTTGTGTTTGTGTCGTCATTAAGCCATCCTCTTGCTACGACTCTCAAGATCTCGCATTACAGAGTACATCTTTTTAATACCCTCTCTTACATTACCATTACCTAAGCCTTTTACCGCACCTTTTGTCATAACAAACTCACCTGGTAGTAACATAGCCCTGACGCTATCCTTATTAGGTATGCCCTCGCTTGGATCTATGCCACCTGTGCGCCTTGGAAAAATTTCTCCACCCTTCTTAGCAAACTGCTGTGCATAGGAGGGTGTTGCTACCTCGTAAGGTCCAAAAGATCCATAAGATCTTAGGTTTGGAGTAACATATCTAAATCTATTTTGCTCTATTAAATCAGATCCTGTTTCTACATCTGCAAAGGGATCTTTTTCATCTGGCTTGTCAAAGCCACCTGCCAAAGCCGTTACTCCTAAAGTAGCACCTGCAAGGGGTAAATAATCCATAAATCCTGGGGTTAGCTCTTTAGTAGCTAACTCTAATGCTTTTGTACGGCTTATCTCATCGCCATACAATTTCATTATTTCCTCAGTTCTTTTAGAAATCTGATCTTGCGTTGGGCTTGTAGGAAAAAAGGTACTTTTTGCTTTTTGTAAAAGAGAAGGTTCCTCTTTTATTTTAATATCGGAACCATCAGGTTTATCGACTTTTTTTGTTTCTCCAGAGAGAAAAGCATCTCCACTAAACCCACCTGTAAAAGTCCCTTTGCCAAAGTTAGCTAGTGTTTCTCCTACCCTACCAAAAGGATCTCTTAATGCTTGGCCCATCGCAGTCATAGGACTACTGCCTTTAAATAATGCTCCAACACCTCTTGAAGCTAAACCTGTCAAACCTGCTCCTAAAGCAGCCGTGGCCGCCTCTCCTATACTTTGACCAGTTGCTAACCCCGCAATACCTGTACCTAAAGCTGCCCCATAAACAGGACCAAGGGGTGTAAAAGATAATGCGATAGGTAAAATTGCAGGCAATACTTTTTTAACTACATTTACAACGCCCTTAAAAGCCTTCTCAATACCTTTAAATATATTAAACTCAACTAATCCTGTATTGGGATTGACGCTATTTTTAGAATGACCCACAACGTATTGTTCTGGGTTTTCGACACCCTGTTCTCTAAGGTTTTCAAAAATAGATTCTTTTAATTTTGGGTTTTTTTCAACTAAAACTTTTGGTACAACTATTTCACCACTTTCAACATGGACAACCATGTCATCACCGTATCGACCATATTCTGCCATACGTTTGGCAACATCCTGAAACTCGGCAACACCCTTTTGCCCAAATAATTTGTCGGCTTCTTCTTTTGCTAGTAAATCAAGATTGGCTTTTGACATAACAAAATCAGCTATACCGCCTTCTGGTATCTCTATTTCTGCAAATGTTGATGTAGCCATACCTATTCCTTTTTAAATACCATACTACTTTTTTACTTTCTAGTCCAGACTAAGTAGTTACAGAAACTGAGCCAACCCCACCTGTAGCTGATAATCCAGACAAGTGTGGACTATTAGCTATAACAATCTTTAATGTACCTTCTTGATTAAATAAAGCCCCTATTTCTAATCCTTGGTCATTTGTTTGTAAATTTGTAAGCACAAGATCCGTGGCTCGCCAAGGACCTGCATTGTTTACCTGTGATAAAAACACGGAAAACGCTCTTACCACCTCAGCCATATAAGCGTCTTGATATTCTTTTGGTGGAGTTGGAAAAAACGGCTGTACTAATCCTCTTGACACTATCTTCTCCCGTCAGGTCTAATATCTATTCTTGGTAATCCCAAGCGCCAACGATTACCTATTACACTTTCTTCTAGTCTCAAGGCAAATGATCTACCTCTTAATCTTATATGCACTTGGTCCGTGAATTGTTCAACGGGGGTCGTAGAAGACCGAGAAACTTCTTTTGTCTCTGTTTGTAAATACTTACCACCTGGAAAGTTTCTAGTTTTAAGTGTAAAATTAAGTAAAGGATTATCGGCTTCAGTACCTTCAAAAGTTACATCAGGTATGACTCTTTTTAGAAAGACAAAGTTTTCTCCGTCTCCAATGTCCAGTTGACTACTTTCTATGTGAGACGAAATAGCTGTAGCGGGCTCTGTACTACCATCACTAAACCCTGTTTCATGTGAATATAAATACCCGTCTTTGGCTGCTGTTGGTTGACTATTAATACCTCTATCTAACCATACGGTTCTTTCAAGAGAACCTATGTACCATATTCGCTGTTGGTAATTATAAATAACATATTTATCTACTTCTTCTGAATTAGCAGACGGATAAAACCACCATATTTCACCAAAACTAGAATTAACCCCTGCCGTTACTTTTTCTGCTTGTGAGGTATTAAAATCGTTAAATACATGATCTTTTACCGTACAAGGTAATTTTTGCACCTGTCCTGAATAAACATAAAATTCTTCTGATCCCATCCAGAACACACTATCTTCTACAGCTATAGCACCTAAAGGACCTACAATAGTAATATTTTTTGATATCAAGGTAATACCAAAAGTAAAAGGTGGTCCTAAAAACTGCATGGCGTGTAAAGATACGTCAGTAAAAACCAAGATTTGTTGTTTTGTTTCAACAGCCGTAATAATTTCAGATCCAGAACTTACCCTTAAATCACCTGCTGTATTAGTGGGTAAAGACTGCCAAGTAGTAGGATCTGCTTGACTGCAAAAACGTATAAGTAATGGATCTTGTGTACCTAAATCTGTTTCAGAATCACAACCAAAAACAATAATATGCCTGTCTCTATCAGATACCAAAACAACTTTTGCTTTAGTTGGCACAGTGCTATCTGCACCTGCTAATTCATTTAGTCTTACCGCACGGGCCATTGGAGCCGACTTAGCACTTTTATCCCAGTAAAATATACCTGCATCTCTAATACAAAAAACTAAATCCTCACCAAAATTATCGTGGGACCATATTCTTAATGTAGCACCTGTTGCTGTCAGTGAAGTACTACTACCCCACGTACCACGGCCCCAAGTGCCTGCACCCCAACCATTTCCTGACACCGTAGTATCTAATCCGACATTAACCTGATAAGCTGCCACAACAGAACTACCCCCGTTTCCAGAGTCACTGGAATTAGCTAATACCGCAGTAGGGTTTAATTGATTATCATCTGTGATAGAAGCTATTGTAGAAACCGTCCTTGCAGAAAACTTGTATTGCGTTGTAGAGACTATTTCATCTATTTGATATTCTTGATTTAAAATATCAGCCGTAATGTTACCACCAAGGGTAGCCGCCCCACTAAAAGTAACAAAATCTCCTGCAACTGCCCCATGATTACTGTCTGTAACTGTTATGACCGCAGATCCGTTGGTCGCGGAAAACGTGGCGCCTCCAGATGCCGTTGTTTCACGTAAGGGCGTAGCATCGTTGTAACCTCCACCCTCTTCTATGTAATATTTTAAATGAGTTCCAACGCCTAAAAATTGTGTGCCATCTATGGCAACCCATGCGTGTAAGGCTCTAGCTGTTCCTAAAAAACTACTACCTGAGCGTTTAATCCATCCGCCTATTTTTTCAGGAGTTCCAAACCTGAAGCGTACTTTATCACAATCAAACCAACCGCCTTCATTTGCAAAAGACGTTGTTTCTTTATTTATCCCTGGTCTAAATTGTAGCTTTGTCAGAGGCATTTATACTACCAAGGAACTCCAGTTGATTTAGTTTTAGCCTTTTCTATTTGAGCTGCACACTTTTCTGCCATCCTTTTTTCAATAGCATCTACTTTCATTCTTTCATCAGACTGTGCATTACAAGCTGATTTTACCCACCCTATAACGTCACTTTCTTTCAGGTCATCATATTTAATAAAGCTACTTGCTGAAGCATCATAGGTGCAAGTATACTTACCTGCTTCTAATGCTCTTGCTGTACCATCTACGCCAGTGCATTCCCATCTGACTTCTGTTACACCACCATCAGCAGTTGTTCTCTGCATCTGGTTTATCTTCCAAGTTATTGTTGCTGCCATTTTAAGCTCCTTTATCCACAATACAACACACAAGATACAAGCTTTACACCTATATCACTATTTCCAATTGTTACTTTACCGATTGTTTTACTTCTTATAATATCATCAGACTGAACTTTGGCTGTACCATCACCATTACTTTCTAATAAATCACCCCCTTCACAAGCACCTGTAACTCTTATTGATCCAATACCCACAGAAGCCACTAGAGGTTTTCCATCTTCACCATAACTTTGAAGCACACCATAAACTCTTTTATCACCTTCTGTATCTGACACTTTAATCTTAGCATGGTCTGCTCTTGTTTGACCTGCTTTAGTTGTACCTGTTGGATAAGTATCAAGTTCATCTATTGTACTACAAACAGTTCCAATAGCTACATTGTCTGTTATACCAGAGGTTTTGTGTGTTCCAGAAAAACCATTGTAAGATACAGTTGAACCACTTACCGATATATTACCCTCTTCAGTTGCCGCACTTCTAAATCTAATGATTTGTCCGTCAGTTTGTCTATTAAAATCGTGATGAGCATCACTTGTAGAGAACAACCTTCCAGAAGGTGATATCAAAACTCCTTGGTCAGTATTTTGTGTCGCTACACTATCATTTGTTGTGCCAATGCCAACTTTGCCAGAGCTATCAATCCTCATAGTTTCAACAAGAGAACCTGCTTCAGGTTTAGTGCTAAATATAATATGCGCACCACTATCGTCACCTGCATTGTTGTCGCTTGTTTCTGACCTTGCTTGAATAACAGCAACTAGCACTCCATCTGCATCATTATTATTGTCGTCTGCATTATTAGAATTGTAAAACCTGAGTTCACCTAAAGATTGATTATCAGTGCTTGTGCTACGACCTAAGTTTACAACACCTGCATTTCCAGATGAACCATGAACTTGCAAGTATGTATTGCTTGCTCCAACTCCACCACCATGAATACTTGTTTGTTCATCACCAATAAGAATGTCGCCATCTTGATCAATTCTGAGCCGTTCTACAGTTGCAAAAGGACTTCCACTTTCTCTTACAGCAAAAGCTAAATAAGGATTTGTTCCTGAAATTACACCTGAACGTATTTCATTTTTTGCACTTAAACTTGATGCAGGTTGATCTAATTTAAAAACTGTTGTAGCAGAACCACTGCCTGCTGTTTCTCCTTGAACATGAAGTATAAAATCAGGGGCATTTGTCCCAATGCCAATCCTATCATTACCTGCATCAACAAATAACATATTAGCATTAGCTGTGCTTTCAACACGTAAGTCTACGTTAGCAGCATCTTGATTAATTATAGTTCCTGTTCTAAATATACCAAAACGCTGTGCATCAGACCCTCCAACCAAGGTTGTAAATGTAAGTTGACCATCTTCTGTGCCTTCAGAGGAGTCGCTTATTGAACTTTCAATTTTTGCATAAGTTGTAGTATTACCACCCTCGTCCTTACCTTGAAAATTAATCCTACCCATAGCATCACTATCATTTGGAGAAGCAGAATTACGAAAAAAATCAATAGCTGGTCCTTTATTAGCATCTGCATCAGTGCTTTCTAAAACAAGTTGTGAAGTATTATCTGATGTAATTACACGCATAGGAACACCAACATCTAAACCAAAACTAGGGTCATTCTTTCGTATTCCTATAGCATCTGCACTAGCATCTACAAAAATCATGTGCGTTGAATTATCACTCTCAACGCGAAAGTCTATAGCACCACCATCATCATTAAAATTTGTTTCTGTCGGACTAAACATTAATCGTTCAAAACCTGCACCCCCAGTTTGCGTTTGAATTACAAGTTTTGTGTCTTCACTTCCAGAAGTAGGGTCAATTATATGCGCTCTAATTTTTGCATATTCTTGTTCATTAGAATCACTATCTTCTCCTATAAAACGTATTACCCCAAGGATGTCATCTGCTGCAGGACTAGCAGAATTTCTATGTAAATCTAATTTCGGTCCAACACTTGCATCCGTATCTGTAGATTCAAGTTTAAGTTGTGTGGTATTATCTGCTGTTGTAAAAGTAGCTGTAGTGCCTGTTAACGCTCCTGTTATTTCCACTGTGGTAGGATTTAAATTTTTATCAATTTGTTCGACAGTAGCACCAGACCCCGCTCCGTCAAACTTTACAACCATGTCCTTACCGTTAGGTATTTCAATATCATTACTAGAATTATAAGTTCCTTGAAATAATATTAAGGCTTGATTTGTTAAATTGTTTCTAACGTGAACTACTTTCTCTGCATCGTTTGGATCAAGTTGATAAAAAACAGTGCCCCCTAAATCGCCACCATCTTTAAATTCAATGTAGACGTTTCTACCATTTGATAAAGCTCCATTGGTAATAGGCAAACTATTTGGTGATCCAGACGTAGCCGCGCTCGACACCGTAATCTCAACAATACCATTTGTAGACTGGTCTATAAGATCTAAATTTGTATTGGTTGTATTGCCCCAAGTTCCCGACTGCTCACCTGTGGCTATCTTTTCTATACCTGTGTTGGTTGTATATGTACTTGGCATTTTTTATATCCTCATGCTGCTTTATCAAGCCAAGATGGATCTTGACTTGGGGTTATTGTATTATAACTAGGCGTTTGACTTGGCGTGACCGTGCTATAACTAGCATTCTGATCTGGTATAATCTCACCCCAAGTCGGTAAAATTGTTTCTGTTGTTCTACCAATAGCCATAGTTCCTACTATGCCTGTAACAGAAATATTAGCAAAACCTGTAATAGTGACTGTTCCAACTGCACCTGTAGCTTCTACACCATTTAAAGTCTCAAAAGTATTACCTAACGCAGATGTGCCCGCTACACCCGTAACAGATATATTGGCGACCCCCGTTATAGTTACAGAGCCAATAGCGGAAGTTCCTGCGACACCTGTTTGAGTTTCAAACACGTTACCCAACGCTGAAGTACCTGCGACACCTGTGGGTGATATGTTGGCATCACCTGTTACCGTGGATGAACCAACGGCAGAAGTTCCTGCAACTCCTGTAACAGATACATTTGCATCTCCTGTAATCGTAATAGACCCTAAAGCAGAAGTACCTGCAACTCCTGTAACAGATACATTAGCTGTTCCTGTTATCGTAACAGAGTCAACAGAAGCCGTTGCACCAGTGAATGCAACCTCACCACCCCAAGTGCTAGAACCCCAAGGTGTTAAAGAGCTATTCCATCCTTTAAATGCAACGATTGTTGACATTAAGCAATCCTAATAATAGCGTTACTTGCATCCGCAGTGGGAAAAACAATTGTAAAATCACCACTACTGGCTGCCTTATCTGCGCCAAAATCTAATACAGCAACAGAGGGATCTCCTGTAGCCGTGTCGTTAAAAATTAAAGCGCCTCTTACAGCGCTTATGGTTACATTACTAAACACTTCATCTGCAAAATCAACCAAAGCTGTTGTGCCACTTGCCGTAGGCGTAACTGGATTTAGTGCCTGTCCTTTTGCTGAGTAGTTAGTCCCACTAATTTCATTACTTGTAGTATAAGCAGTGGTAGAAGCGGTAAAGGAAGCACTATTGTCATACAAAGCTATGTTAAAAGTGTTTCCCGTTGTTGCCGTAAAGTTATGAACACCTTTTAAAAGTTCTGTTTTAAAAGAAGTGCATAAAAAGTTTCCAGTAAATGCCATTACATTCTCCTTATGTATTCTGCTAGTTTTGGGTTTCCTGAGTCTTTAATTGCATTGTAAACAGTTGTTCTATCACTTTTAATAGCCTGTATCATGTATATTGCAATAATTTTTTCCATTTCTTTACGATAAGCATGAGCCTGTTCTTTTATTGCAGGATGTGCATTGTTAGATATACCTATAAGTTTGTTTACACATCTTTCTGCTACCTCTTCTGGTGTTTGACCCCTATTATCGGTTGTTTGTATGTCTACTTTAAAATTATTTGGCATACCTAACGATTCAGTTAACATTATGTCCTTGCCTTTCTAATCGGTCCCATTGTATATTCATCAATCACTTCTTTTGCCTCTCCTAAGTTCTTTAATCTACCTATGGCTTCAGCAAAACGACTATTATACATATTCATCACGTCTGCATCACCTTTCATGTAAATATAACATTCTATCAGAGATCCGTAAAGTAAAGCTATTTCAGCGTTGGTACTAAGCCAAGTTTCTGTTGTATCTGAGGTAAACGAAACTAAAGAGGTCGAAGCACCAGAGCTACTACCTGTAATAGTTTCTAACGCAGTGAAGCTATTCAAAGGAACAATAACTTCCATAGTAGTGCTAGATGGTTTTGAAGAAATGGTAGTGGTTGCCCCTGATGTACCGCCTGTAATAGTTTCTCCAACGGTAAAAGAAGTACTGCTTGTTACAGTAAAGGTAATAACACTGCTAGTAATACTTGCAGGTCGATAAAAATAACTTAAATCAACAGTATAACCACTATCGGGTGTAGGAGCTATGACAAAATTATCTACATCAAATTGAGCATAATATTTAGGTACGCCTGTTGTTGCAGGATTAGGTGTGTAAGATTGTACAAACTCTTTTTCCTTAAATTGTAGGTAAGTGTAATTACTACTATTTGTGATAGTCAAAGAATTTGGCGCCAAAAAATCACTTGGACAAGCTAAATATTGATTACTTGAAGTCATACTGCCTGATACATTTTTTTCAAAAACATTTAATTGTACGCTTTTTAGTATTCTTTCTTCAGCAAGTTGAATAAACGTGCTTAAATTATTTAAAAAACTAGTTTCTGTATTTTCTGTATAATCCTGTATAGAGGATCTTAATGTTGTTAATGTAAAGCTCATGTTGTCACCGTTACTGATCCAACTCCTGATACAAGCGCATCTGTTAATTCAATTTTAGAAGGCAATTCAGCTTTTGCACCACTAAAAATGTCGTTGGTTGTTTTTACTAAAAAAGGCGTATTTAAATCAGGGTTTTGTGGCCTAGCATCTTTTAAAGCTTGAGCATCCGAAACTGTTCTAAAAGGACCTAATTGTGGTTGTTTAGGTTCATATTCATCTGGACCAACAAGTAAACCATTCCATTCTTTACGCATGTCACGATACAAATATCTAAAACCAGATCTATCTGATATTGCGTAAGCGTGTTTTCCTCGTCCAAATTTAGCCATCAACTAACCCTAAAATACTCAAACTGAGGTACAACCTTAAAAGAAGCTCTGTCTCTATCTTCGGTCATAGCCCTTTCAAACTCCTCTTCATAAACAGCTTTTAACAATTGTGTTTTATTTGGCGCCCTTTTAATCGAAATATAATAAGCAAGACCTGCTGCTAGGCAAGGAAAAAAACGAAAAGGCATATCCACTGTATTGACGTAAGTATCTGCATCATCCATACGTGTTAAAGCATCAAATACAACAGTATCTGTTGAGTTTTCTGGCACAGGCCAAAGTTTTAAAACAGGTTGTATTTGTCTATCCAAAAAAAATTGTGAAGGCCTAGCCTCTGTTGTTTTAGTTGGTATGGCGAGATACGTATCTCTACTAATCCTGTCCAAAGAAAAATCTGTCCCATCTCTTCTTACCACAACAGATAAAACGTCGATAACACCAGAATCTAAAGTATAATTACCCGTGCCTTTTGTTAAAGCTTGTGTTGATTGAGATATTGTCCATTGGTTTAAACCTCTATTAGCCCATTCTGCTAACATGAGATTAAGAGAACGTCTGGCTGATTTTAAATCGTAACCCGTTCTAACCTCTATACCACAACGCTCAAAAGCTTCTTCGATATATTCTGCAACGTCTAGTTCAAAATCTGTGCTACCTGATACGGCCATTATTTCTCCTTTTCAACAGGTTCCGCATACATGTTATCAAAAATTTGATTTACGTCTAGTGTGTAATCTAAATCTGATTTTGAATAATGTATGTGATGTGATGGTTTAAAATCAGGCGGTCCTTCACCTGTTACCCACCAAGCAGGGTGTGTGACTCGAACCCTATTGTTAGGTAAAGCAACTATATTACCTGTATACTCATCTGCTTCTAACAACTGCAAAACATGACTTTGCTTATGTTGTGCAGGGTCGTCTGCTATTTCACTTTCAGCATAATCTACAGTAAACAAATATTTTGCAGGATAAAATTCACTTCCTATCTTTGCAATCCAAGGACACGGTTGAGCCCTATTAATTTGATATATTGAGTGATGATGTGAGGAACAATCCCAAGGTTGAGCTAAATAGGTAGGCATAGGTTCAGGCCATCCTTCAAAATCAAAGTCACCTACTAATGCCGTTAGTGGCATTCTTGCCCACATAGCACCTCCATGTACGTTTTCCTCCGCACCTTCTTCCAAGCCAGTAAAGATAACTTGGAAGCTTAATGATCTGCATGGCATAGTTGTAACGGCAACCGCCATAGCATGTAAAAATTCACCATGATATTTTTCATGGTTATGAGTATATTCTCTACGCACCCAACATTTAAAATGTGGGATGTTACTTTGTAAGTAAGCCATATTTCGTCTCTTTTTTTATTTATTATATTTTTTTACAGTACCGCCTTTTGACATCATTTTCATTTTGTCTTTTTTAACAGTACCACCTTTTGACATCATCTTAGGTTTGTTGTTTTTCATCATGCCACCCTTTGACATCATTTTGGGCTTATTGTTTTTAATCATTCCGCCCTTTGATTTCATTTTGATAGCACCACCTTTAGATTTCATCTTGGTAGTACCACCCTTAGATTTCATTTTTTTGAAACCTGCATTTCCTAAATTTACTCTTGATCCTGG